ACCATCTGTGAGTATTAGGATCTGGTACAATCGCCCTTTGTCGAAGCCAAGCTAAATCTCTGTTGTTCGCGCTTACTATTTTATCCTGATTGGTTGTCGGATTCATCGCGTCGGATGATATATTTATTGTGTCCTGCTCAAGCCATCTTCTGAATTCTACATGCGCGTCAACAAAAGACACAACGGAACCGTTATTGTGATAAACTCCGGGCCAGTCTTGAGAAAAAAAGCTCTCACCGCCTTTAAGTGTTGGTGCTACTCTAAAGTTTCCAGCGTTAATAGATTGAGGCGGCATTTCAATAAAAGTAAACAATTGACTAGGGTTAGATACATCATCGTAAGTATGATGAATTCTGTATTGCGTATCTGATAGCCAAGGCCACCCCGACCAACCACCGACAAAAATATTTATACTATAAGAACGAGGTCTGTTTATAATCGTAGCGTTAACCGTAACGGTTGATTTATCACCGGGACAATGATATATGCCCATACCTGCGTATGGTTTTAAAGGTGAGTAAAAGAGAGGCCTACGAGTTTGTCCCCAAACTCCATTTCCACTCATACTGTCCGCAACCCACGCCCACATACCAGTAGGCTCGCCAGCCCAAGCTGAGGCGTAAGGAAACCTATTTTCGTGGTCACCTGCGAACTCTGCGTAAGCAAGATTAAGTTGGCGTTGATTGCTGATGCACGCGGCCTGCCATCCAGTCTGTTTGGCTGAACTTAATGCAGGAAGAAGAAGAGCGGCTAGGATCGCAATAATAGCTATAACAACCAGCAGTTCAATTAGAGTGAACCCTCTGGTTGCTCTTCCTAAAGCCGCAGTCAGGGTTTTTATACGCATAAAAATCCATTTACTATTACACTATGAAAGCCGTTTATATTCAAGATCTTTCTAATATGGTTACTCTTTTCTCCAGCCATCTTTGTAAAGTATTCTAGACAAAGTGGTTGAAAATTTTCTGACCTCTGTCTCGGTTTTGTCAAACCAGAAGGCGTGAGCAATTTCTTCAATAGTCACGGACAGTTTCCTCCTAGGCGAAAGTCCCGGTCTAATCATGATTTTGGGTTTTTTGCATTCCGGACTCCAGCATAAACCATCGGCGTCGTCATAAGGGGGATTCTTCCATAGAAGGGTGTATTCCTTATTAGAAGCCGTTTTGAATTTTATCTTCTCCGACATATCTATATTATATTACACAAGATTGCTTTTTTCTTAGTATTTATAGTCTTGAGGTGTATATAATCTAGTAATATGAAGACTTATTGTCAGTCGTGTGGGGCTTTAGTTACCTATGAAGCCGGTAATAAACCTTCATTTTGTTCTTCTTGTGGGGGTAGATTAGACTCCAAGGCCAAAGTAACGAAAAAGAACAGAGACGAAGAAAGACCGGAAACGGAATACGACGAATACGACGAAGACAACGAAGACGACTCTGATGACCATTTATATGTCCCAGATAACATATCTAAACTAGATGTAGAAATAGAGGGAGATTGGAAACAAAAAGGGGAAACCTTAGGAAGTATTCTACCAAAGCCGCCTAAGTCTGAGGATGAATAAAAAAGACAGAAAATTCTTTGAAGATAGTATCCCTGAAATAAACGAAGAAATAAAAAAAAGAAAATCCAAGTGGAAATTAACTTCTATTTCTTGGATGGATTTTGATGATATTTCTCAGATTTTAAGGCTTCACATATACAAAAAATGGCATATGTATGATTCAAGCAAGCCCTTGGCTCCTTGGCTTAATAGAATTATCACAAACCAAATTAAAAATCTTGTAAGGAATAATTATGGGAATTATGCAAAACCCTGCCTTAGGTGTGCCGCGGCTGAAGGAGATGATCTATGTGTTATATACAATAATCAGGGGCCGGACTGTCCATTATATTCAAATTGGGAAAAAAACAAAAAATCAGCCCATGACATAAAAATACCACTCCCCTTGGAGGATCACGAACACCTGTTCAAAGGAAACGAATATGATTATTTCAGTTTTGAAACCTCGATAGGAAAACTTAACAAAATATTACCACAGTTTCTGAAGCCGATAGAATGGAAAGTATACAAGTACCTTTTTATAGACAACCTGTCAGAGGAAAAGGTGGCGAAATTAATGGGTTACAAAACTTCAGAAAAAAACAGAAGCCCCGGATACAAACAAATAAAGAACATAAAAAAGTCCATAATTGCAAAGGTAAAAAAAATAATATCTGAAGATAAAGCAGACATTCTGTGATGGAAGAACTTAAACTCACAAACGAACAACAGGCAGCTATTTTGAATATGTGGAACGGCTCTCCAGAAGATAGTGCCCCTTCTCTTCTTGAGCTAATACAAAAAGCAGCCGGATTCGAAGACAAAGATGGAAGAAGTAAAGAAGGCAGAGCTGTTAAAAAATTTCTAGCCTCAAGAAAGATAAAAGCAAGAGCAGCCCACGAATATCAGACCAAAGAAGATATAATTTGGACAGAAGAAGAAAAGGAGTTCATGCTGAACAATATTCGAACCATGAAACCCATGGAAATGGCTAGGTATCTCAGGAAGGACGAAACAATAACAGTGCTTAGTAAGGAAACAAGAGCTGTCAGGGATTTTTTGGCTTCCGAAGGGGTGAGCGCGCTTGGTAGCGAAAACCTTATTAATCACGAAGAAGAGTCCGGAGACACATATAGACCTCCCAAATCTCAAGACAGAACAATAAACAGAATTAACAAATACGTAAATGACGCAATAGACAAAGATAAACTAACCTCCACAATAAAAAAGAATATAGAAACTTTAATTAATTATCTTTCTACTTATAGGTTCTGTCATCAAATCAACACGTATAGAGGAATTACGGATAGAGAGCTTTTTGAAAGCAGCTTCGTAAGATACACATGGGACAAATCAGATTTAACCCAAGAAGAAGTTGATCAATATATTGTCTTGTCTCAAGAGGTTGTCATTTCGGCCAATATCCAAAGAAGAGTAGAAAGGCTGTCCCAACTGTTAGATGACGCATCTGACGACAGCGAAGGTAGGAGGATATCTATGAGTTTGGTTGAGGCTATAAATACGGCCCAAACAGAATACAACCAGTGCGTCTCTCGTCAGCAAAAGCTACTGGAAAGCTTAAAAGAAAAAAGAAGCTACAGACTCAGCAAACAAATCAAAGAAAACGCCAGCATACTTAACTTGGTTCAAATGTGGAAACAAGAAGAAAGCAGAAAATCACTTATCAAGCTTGCGGAATTAAGGAAAAAAGCCGCGGAAGAAGAAGTCGATAATTTATCTAGCTTAGACGAAATCAAAGCTAGAATAATGGGTCTAACGAAAGAAGAGGCTATAAATGGTTGAATGTAAGGAATGCGGCAAGGAATTTAATAGTGACCGTCAACTCCATGGGCATTTGAAGGCGCATGATTTGAGAATGGCTAGTTATTATCAAAAATATTTCCCCCGCAAAGATAAAAGCAATGGGGCCATTATAAAGTTTAAGACGAAAGGACAGTATTTCGAAACAGACTTTAACTCTAGAGGGAATATGCAAAAATGGCTAAGAAATCAGCCCGTAAAAAATGCTCAAGAATATTGTCTAGAAATCCTGAACAAAAGAATAGAAAAGAAGAAATTAAATTACGCCCCTACTCAGGTAGAGCTCAGAAGCATCATGAGTCCTCCTTTGCAATACTATCAAATCATTTTCGGAGACTATTATAAAAAATGCAAAGAGATAGGACTAAAAAATAAGTTTTCTAGCGTAGCTAGTGCTACGAGTTTTAATCCCGAAATAAACGAAACCAAAATATGTGTGGATAGTAGAGAGCAGCAGCCTTTGGTCCTAAAGCACCCAATCGAAGTCAAAGGTTTGGAATTCGGAGACTATACCCTAGAAGATCCGCAACTATGTTGTAAATGTTATATAGAAAGAAAGTCTATAAGAGATTTTGTAGGTACCTTGAGTGGTGGTTTCGATAGATTCAGAAACGAAATAGACAAAGCTGGTAAAGCTGGGGCTTATTTAATTGTTTTGATAGAAAGGAAGTTAAACGAATGCATGGCTTTCAATAGGCTTCCTTATGTTTCGAAAAAAGTAAAAGTCACTCCCGAATATGTTTTTAGAAATGTAAGGGACTTGCTGCAGGAATTTGTTGATTTACAGTTTTTATTTGTAAATGGGCGAGAAGAAGCTTCTAGGGTTTGTAAAAAAATTCTTTTTGATACTAACTGCTCTTCAAGAGATTATGATCTTCAGTTAGCTTACGATTTGAAAGTCTTATGAAAAATGTGGTACTCACCTCCTAAGTACGAAAACCTCAACCCTGTAAATTTACTAGAAGAAATAAAAGGGCTGAAGGGCGAACTAGAAGACAAGGAAGCCAAGATGTCCTTGGCAAAGTTCCTTAGAAACAACCTAGGACTTACTGTTGAATTAATATCTGGTATTAAGCTTGCTCCCTATCAGGAGATAACCTTAAGAGGATTGTTCAACAGAAACTTTAGCATGTGCGTTTGGGGTCGTGGCTGTGGAAAGACATTTATTGCAGCGGTTTATTGTTTTTTGCAATGTATATTTGAACCCGGCACAAAAATACTGATAGCTGGCCCCACTTTCCGTACGGCAAGATTTATTTTCACAAACATAGAAAAATTTGTAGATAGCCAAGGTGCTGAATTATTGGCACAAGCATTCGGACACAAATCAAAAAGAAACGACGCTTACGAATGGCAAATCAATGGAGGAAGCATAACTGCGATTCCTCTTAGCGGGGAAAAGATTCGTGGTTTTCGAGCTAATGTTTTGGTGCTTGACGAGTTCATGCTTTT